TGAATGCAAGTTTGAAACGTGAAGTAGAAAAGTTTCACCACATATCCACCGATGAAGTATACGGTTCTTTAGAGTACGATGATGAAGATTTATTCAAGGAGACCACTCCGTATGACCCAAGAAATCCGTACTCAGCAAGCAAAGCTGCGTCTGACTATTTTGTTAGGTCTTGGAATAATACATATGGTTTACCTTATCTTATTACTAATTGCAGTAACAACTATGGTCCGCATCAACATGTAGAGAAGTTGATACCACTTACTATAAGTAATGCATTAGATAATAAGATAACTTACATGCATGATGGTGGGCATCAAATAAGAGATTGGTTATATGTAAGAGATCATTGTGCTGCTATATGGGAACTAGAAGAACAACGCATCATCAATGATCACTTCAACATAGGAGGGTCATGTGAGAAGAGAAATATAGATGTAACAAAAATGATACTAGATATGATGAAGAAACCTCATAGTTTGATTGGTGTCAACAAAGGGAGACCAGGTATTGACAAAAGATATGGAATGGATCATAGTAAAATAACAAATAAAATTGGTTGGAGACCTACAACAAATTTTGAACAAGGTCTTCGTGCTACAGTCACACATTACTTGGATTTATTATCATGATTTCATTATATGGTTGCGGTTTCATAGGCAGAAACTTCAAAGAAATGTACAATGCAGAGGTAGAGGTACAAGAAAGGGATGAGAGAGTTCCTCTCCATAACGATATCTTGTACATGATTTCAACCACTCATAATTATCATGTCCATGATGAAATCACTAGAGATGTCGATACTAATTTACGAGTCTTGTGTGAAACCCTTGACTTCTGTAGATCGAAAGATATTACATTCAACTTTGTATCATCTTGGTTTGTCTATGGAAAGGGATCATCTGTTCCAGCAACCGAACTACAGGTATGCAACCCAACAGGATTTTATTCTATTACCAAGAAGTGTGCAGAAGATCTTATCATTTCTTTCGCTCAAACGACAGGGATGAAGTACAGAATACTTAGAGTATGTAATGTGCTAGGTGAGGGTGATACCAATGCAAGTAGAAAGAAGAATGCTATTCAGTGGATGGTCAATGAACTCAAAGCAGACAGAGACATCAAAGTATATGATCATGGGTCACATCAACGTGATATCATGCATGTAGATGATGTATGTAGAGCAATCAAACTTGTTATGGACAAGGGTAATGTGAATGAGATCTACAACATAGGGTCAGGTAAACCCACAAAGGTTAGTGAGATAGTTGAACTCGCTAAAATATTCACTAGATCTCGTGGTAATATTATAAACATCGATCCACCTGAGTTTCACAACAATGTGCAGACACAACACTTCTGGTTGGACACAACCAAATTGCAGAATTTAGGTTTTGCACAACACATCACCAATGAATTTATTGTCAAAGATCTATGTATAGTATAAACGAACAGGTTGGTAATTTTATATTACATCTAGAGAAAGATGGGTATGATTTGTTCCCCTTCTTACCTAACAAAAACTGGCAAGAGGGTGACCCTATACTATACTCAGGTCCTTACTGGGATGATCAGGAACCTACTGCTGCTATATCAGCATTGCTGACTGGTAAGTGGTTACCTGCAGGTGAAAACGTGAACAAATTTGAACGTGCATTCTCCAAGCAGTTTCAATTCAAGCACTCTGTCATGGTGAACAGTGGTTCATCTGCAAACCTAGTGATGATTGCAGCACTAAAAAAATATTTTGACTGGAAGGATGGTGATGAAATATTAGTATGTGCATGTGGTTTCCCTACTACAATCAATCCTATCATTCAGAACGGATTGAAACCTGTATTCGTTGACATCAATGAAGATGATTTGAACTGGGATCTAGATGAGTTAGAGTCTAAGATAACAGATAGAACTGTTGCTGCTTTCTCATCGCCTGTCCTTGGTAATCCCTACGACTTCGATAAGTTTCTCGACATTGTGGATAGGCATGGATTGAAATACATCGCTGA